GGCAGCTACGACAAAAAACAACACGACTTTCATGTATAGTATACATTTTTTCACATCTATTCCTCCTCACGGCCTGCATACGGAGCAGGCGTATTTGTCGTCCCGCTCCGCGTCTGCGGGCGTTTTATAGTAGACCTTGTTTTCCTCCAGGATGTTGTCCGCATAATCGCAGGTGAGCCGGTGGTACTTATCGCTGTTAGCACTTGCTACCACTTCCTCCGCCCGCTGGGCGCTCACCACCGCCGCCTTTGCCGCCGGAGCTGCCGAGGCGGGCCGCGTAGCAAAGAGCAGCGCTATGGCAAAGAAAACGGCGCAGAGGACCAGGGCAATATTGCGCTGCAAGACATATTTCCGCTGCTGCTTCCCCTGCTCTGCGATTTCTTTCTCAAGGAGTGAAGCGCGAATTTTCAAGTATTCTTCATTTGTCATTTCTGTTCCCTTTAGGCTCATAGGGCAATCCCTCTCTTTCAAATTTTTATCTGCTTCGGGGCGAAAAGGATGCGGGGCTTTGATATGCTCAATGGGAAAGGCGGGTGATACCAATGGAGTGGAACATCATTGTGGGACTGGTATGCACGGTGCTGGGTGCTGTCATCAGTTATGCCACCTTCTCCCGCAACAAGGGAAAAGACGACAGGAGCAACGGTCAACAGCTCGGCACCGTTTTGACAGAGCTGGGGTACATCAAGTCCAACACGGACGAGATCAAGACGGAACAGCGAGAGCAGCGCAAGACCAACACAGCGGTGGAGGGCCGTCTGGCTGCCGTGGAGGCCAGCGCCAAGTCCGCACACCACCGCATTGACCATCTGGAGGCGGTACGAGATGAAGAACATTAAGACAACCACGCGGCGACTGTTCGTGACAACGCAGATCGCCGCGCTGGGGTGGGTCACGATGTCCTACCTCATCGCCCTGTACGCCACGGTGCGCCTGGGCCAAGTGTTCCCGGTGGTGGACCTGTCCGAGCAGGCCATCGAGACCATCCTGGGCGTGAATGTCCTCAAGGTGGTGGAGAACATCTTCGAGCACAACGACGGGGTGGTGTTCGGCAAGAGCAACGCACCGGAGAAGAAAATCAAACGAGATTGCTAAAGGAGGAAATCGAAATGAAAACCTATATCGGCACAAAAATCATTGAGGCGGTCCCCGCTATTCGCAAGGGCTGCAAAGTCTATGAGAAGGACCAGCCCATCGCCATGGGCATGGTCCCCGATGAGGAGGGCTATAAGGTCTGCTACCCGGACGGCTACGAGAGCTTTAGCCCCAAGGCCGTGTTTGAGGAAGCGTACCGCCCCATCGACAGTATGAGCTTCGGTCTGGCTATCGAGGCCATGAAGAAGGGGAAGAAGTGCAGACGGGCGGGCTGGAACGGAAAGAACCAGCACATTGAGCTGGCCTCTGCCATTAGTTACACGTCCCCGGCTGGCACAATCGTCAATGCCGAGCACGCGGCCATTGGGAACAAGGCTATCGCATTCTGCGGCACTTCCGGCGTGCAAATCGGATGGCTTGCAAGCCAGGCGGATATGCTGGCCGACGACTGGGAAATCGTGGAGTAAAGGAAGGAGCACATCATGGACATTACGACTATTATTGAAGCGGCGGCTGCCCTTGTGGCTGCCGTCATCACCGCCGTGGTCATTCCCTATATCAAGAGCCGGACCACGGCCCAGCAGCAGGCGGAGATCAATGCCTGGGTGAAAATCGCTGTGACGGCGGCGGAGCAAATCTACCGTGGCAGCGGGCGCGGCGAGGAGAAGAAAGCCTACGTCCTCAACTGGCTGGCGGAGCACGGCATCACCCTGGACGAGGAACGCATCAACGCGCTCATTGAGGCCGCCGTCTACGAACTCAACCACGGCGTTCTGAAAGAAGGTGCGGGCAATGAGTAACAGCCCGCTGGTCAGCTACACCAAGCTGTCCCCCAACCATTCCGGCAAGCGCAAGCACGCCATCGACACCATCTCCATCCACTGTATGGCCGGGAACCTGTCCGTGGAGCGCTGCGGCGAACTGTTCCAGAACAAGGAACGCCAGGCCAGCAGCAACTACGGCATCGGCAGCGACGGGCGCATCGGCCTGTATGTGGACGAGGCCAACCGTTCGCGGTGTACCTCCTCCTCCAGCAACGACAACCGGGCCGTCACCATCGAGGTGGCGAACACCGTTGCCAAGGACCCGTGGCCGGTCTCCGACGCGGCCTACAAGTCCCTTATTGACCTGCTGGTGGACATCTGCCAACGCAACGGCATCCCCAGGCTGCTTTGGAAGGGAGATAAAAACCTCGTAGGTCAGGTAGACCAGCAGAACATGACCGTCCACCGCTGGTTTGCGGCGAAAGCCTGCCCTGGTGACTGGCTTTACAGCCGCCACGGCCAGATCGCCGCAGAAGTCAACAAAAGACTGGAGGCCGCAAAGGCCGGAAAGGATGAAGAAACTATGGACACCAAACAGCTCACGAGCTGCGCCGACACCGGGGACAACCCCTCCGCCTGGGCCAAGGAGGCCACCGACTACTGCAAGCGCAAGTGTATCTTCGCCGGAGACGGTGCGGGCAACTACGGATGGCAGAAGCCCATCACCCGCGAGGCCACGGCCCAGATCATCTACAATCTGCTGGAGGCCGCCGGTATGCTGGAGAAGCTGCCGGACGTGAAGTGAGATATTCCCACTTTTTGTACCAAAACGATAAAGGTTGTAAATCTTTATTACAAAGATAGTCCTTTTCCGTGGTACTGTCAAGGTGCCAAGGAGGGGCTGCGTGTGAAGATTTACGATTTTGAGGGACAAAAGAATATCTCCGGCGACCGCATCCACCAGGTGCGGGCGACCAAACGCATCTCCCAGGCGGACCTCGCTGCGAGGATGCAGGTCAAGGGCGTGTTCATCGAGCGGGAGGCCATCAGCAAGATAGAGACCGGAGACCGCTTCGTGACGGACTACGAGCTGATGATCTTTGCCGAGGTCCTGGGCGTGACGATGGACTGGCTGACCGGAAAAGAATAAAAAATTTTGAAATCCCCCTACGGATAGTAGGGGGATTTTTGCATCTTCCGGGGCTATTGACATGGCCGAAAAAAGTGTGCTAAAGATATACAAATGCTATGCAAAAGTATTGCAAATGGAGGTTTTCCTATGCCGAGATATAAGGGCGCACACTTGACCTGGAACGACAGATTGACCATTGAAAAAATGCTCCGCGAGGGGTACAGCAAGCCGCAGATCGCCCGCTATCTGGGCGTGCATCACAGCACGGTCTACGACGAGTGCCGGAGAGGCGCGGTGGAGCTGAAACGTAGCGACCTGACCACCTATATCTCCTACTCCGCCGATGTTGCCAAGGACTACCACCTGGACCGCAAGAAGAACATGGAAAAGCCTCTGAAAATAGGCAAAGACCACCGGCTGGCCCGGTGGCTGGTCAAAACCATCTCCGAGGGGTATTCCCCGTCTGCTGCCTGTTCTATGCTGGGCAAAACGCCGGAGACCACCTTCTCCTGTACATTATGTCGTCAGACTGTGTATAAGTACATCGAGAACGGGGACTTGTGGCCCCTGACCAACAAGGAGCTGCGCTACAAGAGTGACCAGAAGCGGACCTACAACCGCGTGAAAGCAGCGAAAGCCCCCAGAGGGGACAGCATCGAGCATCGCCCGGAGCACATCAACAACCGGGAGGAGCCGGGCCACTGGGAGATGGACAGCGTAGTGGGTAAGAAGGGCACCAAGGCCGCCCTGTGCGTCCTCACCGGACGCGTGACGCGGGACGAGATCATCCGCAAGATGCACGACGACACCGCCGCCAGCGTCGTGGGCGTTCTGGACCGGCTGGAGCGCCGCATGGGGACCGCTATGTTCCGCCAGGTGTTCAAGAGCATCACCGTGGACAACGGGAGCGAATTTGCCGATTGCAAGGGCATGGAGCGCTCCTGTCTGCTGCCCGGAGAGAAGCGCACCCACGTCTACTACTGCCACCCCAGGTCACCCGGAGAGCGCGGCAGCAACGAGAAGCAGAACCAGCTTATCCGGTGGTTTTTCCCCAAGGGCACGGACTTCCGCAAGGTAACACAAAAAGAGGTGCGCCGGGTCCAGGACTGGATAAATAATTACCCACGGTTAATCCTGGACTGGCACACCTCTGCGGAACTTTTCAACGTGTTTCTTGCAAGCCTATAAAGCCTATAAAAAATTTTTCAAAGAAATTCGGGTTTTACTATTGACATTTGGCTTCGCAAATGCTATCGTAAAACCCGAAGGATGAAACAGTCCTTCGGGCTTTATTTTTTCCCAGGAAAGGGGGTGCGCGTGATGGCCTGCAAGTACCTGGATTTCCAGGACCGAAAGAAAATCGCAAAGATGTACCAGGAGGAAGCCCGCGTGCTGGACATCGCCTACAAAATCGGATGCCACCCCGCAACGATCTATGAGGAGCTGCGACGAGGCGACACGGGCAAGCTGGACAAGAACCAGCGCCCGGAGTATGACCCCCGCCTGGCTCAAAGGACGTTTCAAGAGGCAATCCGCCGCCGGGGCAACCGGCGGACCACCACGACCGCCGAGAGCGGCCAGTAAACCAAAGAGGAGGACAAGGACATGAAAATGAAGGACCTGGCCCTGGCACAGGTACGTCGGGGCGAACACTTCACCCTCGACGGTGTGGAGTTTGTGAAGCTGGAGGACGACCTGGACGCCGCCTTTGCGGTGGCCGCCGACACGCTGCCGGAGTGCTGCCAGTTCGAGGATGACGACGCCGAGCGCGAGGACCACAACAACTACGCGGGCAGCCTGCTTTCCAAAACCGTGGAGCGCTGGCTGCGGGACAAGCACCCGGCCATCTTCTCCGCCGTGGTGGAGCGGCCCATCGACCTGACCACCATGGACGGCATGACGGACTACGGCAAGCCCCTGGCCGTCGTGCGGGCACTGACCATTGACGAGTACCGCAAGCACCGCAGCATCCTGCCGCTGACCTCCAAGCCCTATTGGCTGGCAACAGGCTGGACAACCAACAGCTCCCCGTACTCGAATGGCTACTACGCGTACATCATCGACACCGACGGCACCGTGTGCAACGACCGCGTGTGCTACGCCGTCTTCGCGCCGCGTCCCGCTTTGTATCTGAAATCCTCTATCCTTGTATCGGTTGAGACCGATGACGAGGGCAAGGCGCTGGCCGATTACAGCGACACGGACCTTATCGACGAGCTGTACCGCCGCAGGAGAAGCACCTATGACCCGGACTGAACGGCGGAGGCGGCAGCAGCGCCGCCGCAGGGCCGCGATGCAGAGAGCCGCCTGCCTGGCGCTGGCCCTTCTGGCCGTGGCTGCGGCGTTCGCCTGGAGCGGGCGTCCACAAGAGCCGGAGACGCCAGAGGCCACCGTGCCGGTGACGGCAACGGCGCTCCTGGCGGAGACACCCGCGCTGGAACCCATCACGCTGGAGCTTGAGGACCGGGAGGCCATCGACCCGATGGAGGCGTCCAAGGTAGCCCTGGCAAAGATGGTGTGGGGCGAGGCGCGGGGCTGCTCCACCACGGAACAGGCGGCCACGATCTGGTGCGTGCTGAACCGCTACGACAGCGGGGACCGCTTCTGGGCCGACACGGTGGAGGGCATCACGACCCAGCCCTGCCAGTTCTACGGCTACGACCCCAGCAACCCGGTGGACCCGGACATCCTGGCCCTGGTGGAGGATGTGCTGGCCCGCTGGATGGCCGAGAAGGAGTGCGTGGGCAGCGTGGGCCGGGTGCTGCCGAGGGAATACCTGTACTTCACCGGAGACGGCGTACACAACTACTTCACCACGGAATGGCAAGGCGGGCAGACCTGGGACTGGTCCCTGGAAAGCCCGTATGAGGAGGACTGACTATGAAATATGCCGCAATCATCACCTACACCACCGGGGAAAGAACCGGTGCAACGGTTTCAGCCAACGGGCTGGAGGCTGCATGGGAGAAGGTTTTTGACCTGTTCCCCAAAGCTGATGTGCGGGCCGTGGAGCTGGCCGCAATCTTGACCCCGGAGCGTGACCGGAAATGAATATCGTTTCATTCGGCGGCGGGACCAATAGCACCGCAATGATAATCGGAATGTACCTCCACAAAATTCCGATTGATTTGATTTTATTTGCAGACACCGGCGGAGAACAGCCGCACACCTACAAATTCATCGAAATCTTCAACGGCTGGCTGGAAAAGCACGGGCTTCCGCAAATCATCTCCGTGCAGTACCACGACAAGGACGGCAACCGCCTAACGCTGGAACAGGAGTGCATCAACAGCGGGACCCTCCCATCCATTGCCTATGGTTTCAAGCGCTGCTCCCTCAAGCACAAGATCAGCACGCAAGAAAAGTTCTGCAACAACTACCAACCTTGCAAGGATGTGTGGGCCAGCGGCCAACGCGTCCATAAGTTCATCGGCTACGATGCCGGAGAGACCCGGCGCATCCAGCACGCAGCCCCCATTGATGAAGCGGACAAGAAGTACGAGAAACACTATCCGCTCTACGTTTGGGGCTGGACCCGCGAGGAGTGCGTGCGAGTAATTGAGCGGGCCGGGCTTCCGAAGCCAGGGAAAAGCTCCTGCTTCTTCTGCCCCTCCATGAAAAAGAAGGAGATACAAGCGCTGTGGGAGAAGTACCCGGACCTGTTCCGCCGGGCGGTAGCGCTTGAGCACGGGTCCGCAGCGACCAACACGAGCGTCAAGGGGCTGGGCCGTAATTGGTCCTGGGAGCGCTATCACGACGAGTTTATGGAGAATAAGGCATTCGAGGACGCGCAAATCACCTTCGATGAATTATTCCCAGACAGCCCCGGCGGCTGCCTCTGCGGTGCTCCGTGTGGCTGCTACGACGGATAGGCGGGCCTTGATATGGAACTGACCCACCTTTCCCTGTTTTCCGGCATCGGCGGCCTGGACCTGGCCGCCGAGTGGGCAGGCTTCCGCACCGTGGGACAATGCGAGTGGGCGGACTACCCCACCAGGGTCCTGGAGAAACATTGGCCGGACGTTCCACGCTGGCGGGACATTCGGACTTTGACAAAGGAGAGTTTCTGTGAACGGACCGGACTACGAACAGTTGACATTATTTCCGGCGGCTTCCCGTGCCAACCCTTCTCCAAAGCCGGACAGCGCAGAGGCAAGAGTGATGACCGCTACCTCTGGCCGGAGATGCTTAGAGTTATCGACGAGCTGCGGCCCGCTTGGGTCATTGGAGAGAATGTTGCTAACATCCTCAATTTGGCGCTCGACGATGTGCTTTCTGACCTGGAAAGTAAAGGCTACACCGCACGGGCGTTTATGGTTCCGGCTCGCGGCGTCGGCGCTCCGCACCAAAGATACCGATTTGCAATCGTGGCCCACGCCGACGGCGATGGACGCGGCGGGGCTGGCCCGGCACCTGCGGAAGGACGCGACATCCACCAGGTCATTGCTTCTATGCCAGAAAGTGGCTTACCTGGCGGGGGGGGGGTACTGGAAATCTGAACCCGGAATGGACCGAATGGTTGATGGGCTTCCCAACTGGATGGACAGAGTTAGATGCCTCGGAAACGCGGTGTGCCCGCCCCAGTTCTTCCCCTTCTTCCAACAAATCAGACTGATAGAGGAGGCAGAGCATGAACCGACTACAAGAGCGGCGGATGGCGCTGGGTCTGACCCAGCCGCAGGTGTCCGCCAGACTGAAAGAAACGGAACCCAGGGCTGACGTGGGCATGGTGAGCCGGTATGAGAAGGGCGTATGCCTGCCGACGGCGGACCAGCTCAAGGCCCTGGAGGATGTCCTGGGAGCGTCCAGGACGGAACTCTACGACGCGGAGGACCTGGACCTGCTGGGGGCGCTGCCGACAGCAGAGAGCCGCAGCGAGGCCAGCGAGACGGAGACCGCGCCGCCCACAGCGCCCACCGGGCGCTTCCGCAAGTGTTACCGCATCAGCCGCGAGTTCGCGGCAAGCCTGCCGGACGACCTGCTCCAAGTGTGCGGGTATTCGTCCTGGCAAAGCTGGCATGACGCAGCCCTCAAGCGGTTGCTGGCAGAATACGCGGCAAGAAGCCGCAGTAAGAAAAAGGAGGACAAAACAGTATGAGCAAGGAAATGGAAATGACCCAGGAACGAGAGGCCAAAATCCTGGAGGGAGCAATCAAGACCTGGGGCGAGGAGGCGCAGAGTGTTGTCGCCATTGAGGAATTAAGCGAGCTGACCAAGGCCCTGACCAAGTGGCTGCGCCACTACCTCACCGGCCAGGGCGACTACGAGCAGATCGTGTCCGACATCCGGGAGGAAATGGCTGACGTGGGCATTATGCTCAACCAGCTTTGCCTTATTTTCGGGGACCCGACGGAGGAAGAAATTCTGAAACTGCTCCGGTTGGAACAGCGCATTGAGGCGGAGGCCGACCAGCCGTGACACCGCAGGTCATCATCTGCAAGGACCGGGCGGAATGGCTGGAGGCCCGCAAGGATGGGCTGGGGGCGTCTGACGCCGCCGCCCTCCTGGGCCTCTCCCCCTGGAAAACCAACGTGCAGCTCTGGGAGGAGAAGTGCGGGCTGGTCATCCCGGAGGACATCGGGGACAAGCCCTATGTGCGCTACGGCAACGACGCGGAGCCGCTGCTGCGCTCCTTCTTCGCCCTGGACCACCCGGAATACCGGGTGAGCTTCACCCCCTACAAGATCATCAAACACCAGGACCTGCCCTTCATCACCTGCACCCCGGACGGGGAGCTGGAGGAAACCGCCACCGGGCGGCTGGGCGGCCTGGAGATCAAAACCACGGAAATCCTCTCCTCCACCGGCTGGACCCATTGGAAGGGGCGCATCCCCACGGAGTATTACGCCCAGGTGTGCCAGCAGATGCTTGCCGCCGGGTGGCAGTTTGTGGAACTGCTGGCCCAGATCAAATATACCACGGCGGAGGGCGAGGACCGGAAAGAGACCCGGCACTACAAAATCGAACGGGCGGATGCCGAGGACGACATCGCCATCATCCGGCGGGAGGCGGTCCCCTTCTGGCGCTGCGTGGAGCAGCGGCAGAAACCAAACCTCAAGCTCCCACCTATCTGAACAGGAGGACAACATGAGCATGGAATTTGTGATGGGCAACAGCCTGGAGACTTTGCCCAAGACGATAGACTTCAACTTTAAGGAGCTGAAAGGCCAGCTTGCGGAGAGCCTGGCGCTGTACACCGGCCTGGTGGTAACAGAGGACGGCATCAAGGGTGCCAAGGAGGACCGCGCCAAGCTGAACAAGCTGCGGGAGGCCCTGGAGAACAAGCGCAAGGAGGTCAAGCGCGAGTGCATGGCCCCGTACACCGACTTCGAGGCCAAGGTGAAGGAACTGGTGGGCCTTATTGACCAGCCCATCGCCGCCATCGACGCGCAGCTCAAGGAGTACGAGGAGAAGCGCCGGGCAGACAAGCGGGCCGCTATCCTGGAAATCTACGAGGAGACCGTGGGCGAGCTGCGGGCGCTGCTCCCCTTTGAGAAGCTGTGGCAGGACACCTGGTACAACACCAGCGTGACCATGAAGAAGGTCCGGGAGGCCATCGTCGCGGCGGAGGACAAGGCCGCGTCCGATCTGGAGGTCCTGGCTACCGTGGAGAGCGAGTTTGCCGAGGCCGTCAAGATCAAGTACCTGGAGCACCTGGACTTGAACGAGGCCCTGATGGAGCGCTCCCGCCTCCAGGAGCGGGCCAAGCGCCTGCGGGAATACGAGGCCCAGCGGGCCGCCCAGGCCGCCAACCTGGCAGAGGAACAGCGCGAGGCAGAGGCGACGCGGGGCGCAGAGCAGACCCAGGACCCCGCTGCCAATGCGGCCCAGGCCGGGGCCTGGGAACCCGGCGGCGGTGAGGCCGTGGAGGAGACCATCTACCTGCTGCGCTTTGAGTGCCAGGTGACAAGGGACCAGGCGGCGGAGCTTTCCCGCTGGCTGAAAGAACGGAACATTTCGTATAGGAGGATTTAATCATGGCCGTGAACAATTCTTTGCAGAGCCGCAGCGGCGGCAAGCCCAAGTTCAGCGTGGCTATCCAGACGCCGATGTACCAGAAGCTCGTGAACGACACCCTGGGAGACCCGGACCGCGCCCGGCGCTTCGTGGCTGCCATCAGCTCCGCCGTGGCCGTAAACCCGTCCCTCCAGGAGTGCGACGCCGGGACGGTGCTGACCGCCGCCCTGCTGGGTGAGAGCCTGAACCTGTCCCCCTCCCCGCAGCTCGGCCAGTATTACATGGTCCCCTACAAGGACAAGAAGCGCGGCACCGTGGCCCAGTTCCAGCTCGGCTACAAGGGCTACATCCAGCTTGCAGAGCGCAGCGGCCAATACCTGGACATCGACGCGTTCCCCGTGGTGGAGGGCGAGTACAGAGGCCGGGACCGCTTCACCCGCCGCCCCATCCTGGAGTTCCTGGAGGACGACGGAGACCGGGAGAGCCGCCCCGTGGTTGGCTACTACGCCTACTTCGAGCTGAACAACGGCTTCCGCAAGGTGCTGTACTGGAGCAAGGACAAGATGCTGGCCCACGCGGACCGCTACTCCCAGGCGTTCCACCTGGAGGCCCGCGAGGCCCAAGACCCCCGGTACAGCCGCGTGTCCTACGCCGACTTTGTGGCGGGCAACTACCCCAAGGGCGACGAGTGGAAGTATTCCTCCTTCTGGTACAAGGACTTCGACGGGATGGCCTGCAAGACGATGCTGCGCCAGCTTATCAGCAAGTGGGGCATCATGTCCATTGACCTCCAGAAAGCCCTTGCAAGCGACGAGGCGGCCATCGGCACCGACGGGAGCAAGAATTACCTGGATGCACCCGAAAACGCGCCAGAGGCCCTTCCAGAGGCCAACCCGGAGACCGGGGAGGTCATTGAACCCAGCAGCAATACCGCGCCGGAGCTGCCCGACGGCATCTTCGAGGATGCAACGGGGCAGCAGGCGCTTGCGTAAGGAGGCATCCGTATGCCCAAGACCAACGAGAAAGACGCCTATTTCTTCTCCCACGACTGCAACGCCCGCAACGACCCCAAAATCCTGGCCCTCCGCTCCGTCTACGGGGCGGAGGGGTACGGGGTGTACTTCATGCTGGTGGAGATACTCCGGGAGCAGCCGGAGTACCGGCTGTCCGTGAACAAGTACATTTGGAATACGCTTGCTATGCAAATGCAGGTGGAAGCATCCCACCTGGAGCAGATCATCACAGACTGCTGCACAGAGTTTGCAGAAAACGGCAGCACGCTTTTGGTGAACGACGGCGAGTATCTTTACTCCGCTTCCCTTCTCCGACGCATGGGGAAGGTGGACGACATCTCCAACCTCCGGCGGGAGGCGGCGCAAAAACGCTGGAAAAATCAGCCTTGCAAGGCCGACGACGGCAGCGGAGCATCCACAAGTAATGCAAATGCAGAGCAAACCGATGCAAATAAAAGAAAAGCAAAGCAGAGTAAAGAAAAGCAAAGCAAAGCAGAGGAAAAGAAAGCAAAGGAAACTATCTTTGTGGACTTCGCCTCCGGCGACGCCGACCTGCTTTCCGCTCTGCAAGACTTCGAGGCGATGCGGAACAGAATCAAAAAGCCGATGACGGACCAGGCCAAAAAGCGCTTGGTCACGGAACTGGAGAAGCTGGCCCCCGGAGACCGGGATGCCCAGATCGCCATTCTGCACCAGAGCGAGGACCACTGCTGGGCAGGCGTGTTCGCCCTCAAGGACGACAGGCCCTACCAGCCCAGCCGCAGCGGCAGACCCCAGCAGGCCAGCACGGGCGAGAAGATGGACGCCCTGCGAGACCTGCACGACGAGTTCAGCGGCCTATGACCAGGGCGGAAGTGACGGAAATCTTCGCGGTGCTGATGATGGCCTATCCCAACGCGGAGATGTTCAAGGCCCCGGACAAGGACAGCCTAAAGGCAAAGCTGGCCCCGACCATCACGCTCTGGACCACCTGCCTGCGGGACATCGACTTCTGGGCGGCCCAGCAGGCAGTCATCCGGGTGTGCCAGACCTGCAAATTCCCTCCGACCATCGCGGAGATGCGGGAGGCGGCGGAGGCCGTTCTGCACGAGGTCAGGTCGGAAATCAGCAACGCCTACCTGATGGCCCGCAACGAGCTGCAACTGGCCCGGCTGGCTGGCCGGACGAAAGAGCAGGCGCTGGAGGGGATGCCCACCAGGACCCAGAAGGTCATCGAGGCCATGGGCGGCATCGACGCGTTCATGCCGCCGGACAAGAAATGCTTCGAGATGGAGCGCTTCGAGCAAACCTACGAGACGATGCTGCGGAAGAACCCCATCGGCCTGCCGGGCAGCACGGCAGGACAGCGACAGATCACGGAATGAGCAAGGGGGCGGACAAATGGCTGGCTACTCACACAAGACCTGGGCGTGCCCGTTCTTTCGCTGGGACGAGCGGCTGTGCGTCCGCTGCGAGGGCGGCTGCATGAGCTTCCCGGACCGGGAGGCTCTGGCCGAGTACGCGGACCGCTACTGCGCCAACCTCCAGGACTGGAAAAGCTGCACGGTGGCCGCCAACCTGCTGAAATACTACGAGAGGACGGAGTGACATGGAAAGAAACGTCGATAAGATCAAGCGCCTGGAGCATGAGCTGGGGCGCTGGCGCAAGAAGGTGGCCGACACGGCCAAGGAGAACGAGAAGCTGCGGGAGGCCCTGGCCCAGGCGGATGTCGGAAACCAGGAGACCCAGGCCCTTGTGGACGCTGTGCTCACCGCCGTGGTGCTGGAGCACGGGGAGCGGGCCATGGACCCGGATGCCCCGGAGACGGCCCTGGGCTGGCGGCTGGCCGTCCCGTTCTTCTCCGTCAAGGAGATGCGGGAGAAGTACGAGATACACGCCCGGCGCGGCGAGGACGGCAAGTACATCCTGGGCGTGATGGAGCGGAGGTCCGACTTATGAGCGTGCGCCGACAGACAGCCAACCGGCTGACCCTGTTTCGCACCTGCGGCACCTGCGGGAAGCAGATCGTGACCACGGCGGACACCCCCTGGGTGCGCCAGGTGGAGCGGGACGGCAAGCGGCAGGCCACGACGTACTTCTGCTCCGAGGGCTGCTTCACGGCCAGCTATAAGCACATCGGCTGGTTTGACGGCAAGGCCGAGGAGCGCCGGAAGCTGAAAGACCGGAACCGGGACCCGGAGAAGGAGCGGGCGCGGAACCGGGCATACCAGCAGGCCCACCGGGAGGAGCTGCGGGAAAAGGCACGGCTGCGCCGCCTGGCACACCCCGGACAGGCCGCCGCCGACAGCGCCTACGCCCGGCGCAAGCGCAAGCTGATAGCGGAGGAGGCGCAGGCAAATGCTGGATAAGACCCCGCTGGAGATGGCCCTGGAGCGGGAGGGCCAGATCGAATACTGCGACGAGTGCGAGTATGTGCGCGTCGTGGACAACACAGTTTTCTGCGGCCTGTCCGGGAAGCTGCTGCACCCCATGATGTTTCTGCGGGGGCAGGGCTTCGGCCCGGCCCGCCGCTGCGCCAAACGGAAGGAGGCACGAGAGATGGGACTGACCGCCGCAGACCTGCAACGCATGGGGCCGGAGGCCCAGCGCCAGGTCATGGAGAAGCTGGGCATCGTGGGCAAGACCAAGGCCCCCAAGTACCACAACCAGCCGGACAGCCGGGGCAACCTCCGCTTCGACAGCAAGAAGGAGGCCCGCCGCTACGACGAGTTGATGCTGATGCTCAAGGCCGGGCAGATACGCAACCTGCGCCTCCAGCAGCAGTACACCCTCCAGGAAAGCTACATCACGGAGACCGGCGAGCGGGTCCGGTCCATCCACTATGTGGCCGACTTCGCCTACGAGCGCCCCACCGCGCCGGACAAGTACGGCACCGTGTTCTGGCTGCCGGTGGTGGAGGATGTCAAGAGCCGGGCCACCAAGACGGCCCAGTACGAGATGAAAAAGAAGCTCCTGCGGGAACGCTTCAATCTGACTATCACGGAGGTTTGATTATGGCAAAGAAAGGCACATTCCCTGCCAACGCTATGCGGCGCGGGGAGATTTACTGGGTAGATATACCGAACGCCATCGGCCACGAGCTGATGAAGGACCGGCCCGCCATCATCGTGAGCTGCGACGCCCTGAACGACAACAGCCCCGTGGTCCAGGTGGTCTACTGCTCCGCCTCCCCCAAGAAGGAGCTGCCGGAGCACATCACCATCCGCTCCACCGAACAAATCAGCACGGCCCTGTGCGAGAACGTGTACACCGTGGACAAGAGCCGCGTGGGGCGCTATGTGGGACGCTGCACCAAGCGGGAGATGGAGCAGGTGGACCTCGGCCTCCTCTCTGGCCTTGGTCTGGCCCAGTACGGCCTTGCAAGCCCCCAGGAGGACGAGGAGGAGCCGGAGCCGGTACGCGGAGACACCGAGGACGGCACGGCCTCTATGGCCCTGGTAATCGCCCAGACGGAGCGGGACACCTACAAGCGGATGTATGAGAGCCTGCTGGCCCGCATGACGATGGAACGGGAGGAAACGGCATGAAGCAGAATTGCGGGAGCTGCGCCTGGTACGAGGACTTCCAGGGCGTATGCTTCAACGGAGACAGCCCACGTTGCGCGGACTTCACGGAGCCGGACACCACCTGCCCGGCATGGGAGGGTAAGGCATGAAGCTGGGCGACAAGGTGATGCGCCTGCCGGAGACATTCACCGACAGCGGCGAGGACAAGCGGAGCTTGAGGCGGCCTGTGGCGGGCCGCGTGGTGTACATCCATCCGAAGGGGTACTACCACACCGTGGAATTTGAGCTGAACGGCGGTCACGTCCGGGAGAGCTTCAAGGGGGTGAGCGACTGATGACCGAACCGAAGGACCTTTGCGGCAGGTGCGCCGCGATGCTCCAGGAGGGCTACGACCTCAAACGCGTGGGCGGCGGCGTAGATCACAAAGTGACCTGCTCCCATTGTGGGCGGCGGCGCTATGGGGCCACCTACACGATAGAAAAGCACAGCAAAAGCAAAGCATAAGCATACCAGAGAGACCCTGGGCCTATGGCCTGGGGTCTCTTATATTTTTCGTGAGGCCACGAAAATGGTCTCCCCCGCTCCAGGGAGAGAGGGAGAGGAAGGGGGGTATGGGGGGATGGTGAGGGTGAGAGGGTCCCTCACACACGCGTGAACACCAGAATGAAAAAACATCCTCCCTTCGGGGCGAAAAAAGAAGCTGCCTTTGCTACGATGAAAGAGAAGCCAATTTTTCAGAAAGGCAGGCGGGAGCGAATGGCAAAAAGTAAATACGAGACCCATGTCCTCCCCAACCTGGACAAGATCATCAAATGGGCCAAAGACGGGGCCACGGCAAAGGAGATTGCTGCCAACCTCCATATCGCCTACTCTACCTTCCGCAAATACCTGGACGAGGGCCAGGAGGGGGACGAGCGCTACGCGGCACTTTCGGCTGCTTTCGCGCAGGCGTGTGAAGTGCCGGACGAGCAGGTGGAAAACGCCCTGTTCAAGAGCTGCCTGGGCTACAATGCCCAGATCGTGAAGCACTACAAGCTCAAGACCGTAGAATATGACCCGGAAACGGGCAAGCGCATCCGCGAGGTCGAGACCCTTGTGGAGGCCCGCGATGAAGTCCATGTAGCTGCCAATACAGCGGCGCAAATGTTCTGGCTGACCAACCGGAAGCCGGAGACGTGGAAGTACAAGCCGGAGGCCCAGGACGGCGACGAGGACGAGGGCAGCGGCGTGGTGCTCCTCTCCCCCGTGATGGACAACCCAGGCCCACCGACGGAGGGAGGCGCAAACGATGGCTAATGTCATCTGGACCCCGCAGCCGCGCCAGGCGGCCCTTATGGCCCGCTTTGAGGACGAGGCGCTGTACGGCGGTGCAGCGGGCGGCGGTAAATCGGACTGCGCCCTGGCCGAGGCCCTGCGCCAGGTTGAGATACCGCATTACCGCGGGCTTATCCTCCGCAAGACCTTCCCGCAGCTCACGGAGCTGATGGACCGCAGCACGGAGATTTACAGACGGGCCTACAAAAAGGCCAGGTTTAACGAGAGCAAGCACGTCTGGACCTTCCCCTCCGGGGCCAAGATTTTCTTCGGCTCTATGCAGTACACCAAGGACCGGACCAACTACCAGGGCAAGCGCTATGACTTCATCGACTTTGACGAGCTGACGCAATTTCTCTGGGAGGAGTACAGCTACCTGTTCTCCCGAAACCGCCCAAACGGGCCGGGGACCCGCTGCTACATCCGGGCGCAGGCCAACCCCGGCGGCGTGGGCCACGGCTGGGTGAAGGAGCGCTTCATCACGGCGGCCCAGCCCATGCAAACGATCTGGGAACAGTTCAAGGTCCGCTTCCCTGACGGCCACGAGGAGACGCGCTGGAAGTCCCGCATCTTCGTGCCGTCCTCCGTGTTTGACAACAAGATACTGCTTGCCAACAACCCGGACTACCTCACCAGCCTGGCCTCCATGCCGGAGCAGGAGCGCAAGGCGCTGCTGTACGGCGACTGGGACACCTTCGCAGGCCAGGTATTCACGGAGTGGCGCAACGACAGCGACCACTACACGGACCGCATCAACACCCACGTCATCTCCCCCTTCAAGGTCCCGCAGGACTGGGCCATCTGGTGCGGCCTGGACTGGGGCTACTCCAGGCCCTTCTCCGTGGGCTGGTACGCCGTGGACCGGGACCGGCGGCTCTACCGCATCCGGGAGTATTACGGCTGCACCGGCACCCCCAACACCGGCGTGAAGATGGAACCGTCCGAGGTGGCGCGGGAGATACGGCGCATTGAGGCCGAGGACCCCAACCTCAAGGACCGGCGCATCAACCGCGTGGGAGACCCGGCCATCTGGGGCAGCGACGGCACGGAGAGCATCGGCGCTCTGATGGAGCGGCAGCGGGTGTACTTCGAGCGCGGCGACCACGCCCGCATCGACGGCAAGATGCAGGTGCATCACCGACTCGCCTTTGACGAGGAGGGCATCCCCATGCTGTATGTGTTCAACACCTGCAAGCACTTCATCCGCACGGTCCCCAACCTGGTCTACGACGAGAAGAACGTGGAGGACATCAACACCGAGGGCGAGGACCACATCTACGACGAGTTGCGCTACGTCTGCATGAAAAACCCGATAGCACCCAGGCGGAACAAGCCCCCCGCCCTGGTGGTATATGACCCGCTGGACCTGGGACAGGACCAGCAGTATGACCGTTACGATTTTTACAGGAGGTATTGATTTATGGCACTTTTCGGACGGAAGAACGAGCAGGGCGCGACCCTGGGCAAGCCCCCGATGGGCTGGGGCGTCCCCGGCGTGCAGAAGGACGAGAGCGTGGACCCGGAGATGGAGGCCATGCTGCTGACGGCCCCCGCCGGGCAGCGGCGCATCGGCAGAGCGGAGATCGCGGAGGCAATCAGCATCTTGAGCGACTACAAGAAAGGCAAGGCCAGCCTGGAGGAGCGCGTGGTCCAGGATGAGCTATGGTGGGAGCTGCGCCATTGGGAGGCCATCCGCAAGGGCAAGCAGCGCACGGACAACCCGGAGTACAGAGGGCCGGAGCCGTCCTCTGCCTGGCTGTTCAACGCTATTCTCAATAAGCACGCGGACGCCATGGACAACTACCCGGAGCCGGTGGTCCTCCCCCGCGAGCGCAGCGACGAGGAGAGCGCCAAGGTGCTGTCCTCCGTGCTGCCGGTCATCCTGGAGTACAACGACTACGAGCAGACCTACTCTGACAACTGGTGGGAGAAGCTGAAACACGGCACGGCGGCCTATGGCGTGTTCTGGAACAGCGCCAAGGAGAACGGCCTGGGCGACGTGGACATCCGGGAGATCGACCTGCTCAAGCTGTTTTGGGAGCCGGGCGTGACCGACATCCAGAAGTCCCGCAACCTGTTCATCGTGGACCTGGTGGACGAGGACCTGCTGGAGCAGCAGTACCCGGAGCACAAGGGCCATTTGAGCGGCGGGGCCGTGGACGTGAAGCAGTATATCTACGATGACACCATCGACACCAGCAACAAAAGCGTGGTGGTGGACTGGTACTACAAGACGACCTCTGCCAGCGGCAAGACGCTGCTGCACTACGCCAAGTTCGTGGGCGAGACCCTGCTGTTCGCCAGCGAGAACGACCCCAACTACCGGGACACGGGCTGGTACGACCACGGCCTCTACCCCGTCGTGCTGGATGTGATGTTCCCGGAAAAAGGCACGCCGGTGGGCTTCGGCTATGTCGCCATCTGCAAGGACCCGCAGCTCTACATCGACAAGCTGTCCTCCAACATCCTGGAAAACAGCATGATGACCACCAAGAAGCGTTTCTTCGTCAGCGACAGCACGGGCATCAACGAGGAGGAGTTCCTGGACTGGAGCAAGCCCCTGGTCCACGTCCAGGGCGAGCTTGACGACAGGCGCATCAAGGAGATTGTCACCAACCCGCTGGACGACATCTATGTGACCGTGGCGCAAATGAAAATCGAGGAGATGAAGGACACGGCGGCCAACCGCGACGTGAACAGCGGCAGCGCCGGGTCCGGCGTCACCGCCGCCGCTGCCATCGCCGCCCTCCAGGAGGCGGGCAACAAGGCCAGCCGGGACACGATCTCCGCCAGCTACCGCACCCACGTCAAAATCAATTCGATGTGCATTGAGCTTATCCGGCAGTTCTACGACGAGACCCGCTCGTTCCGCATCACGGGCCAGACGCCTGGCAGCTACCAGTTCATCGACATGAACAACGCGGGCATCAAGGAGCAGGAAGTGGGCCAGACCTCCGACGGCCTCCCTCTCTACCGCAAGCCCATCTTCGACCTGAAAATCAAGGCCCAGAAGAAAAACCCCTTCTCCCGCATGGAGCAGAACGAGCGGGCCAAGGAGCTGTACGGCCTGGGCTTCTTCAACCCGGAGCGGGCGCAGGAGGCGCTGGGTGCTCTGGAAATGATGGAGTTTGAAGGCATCGACAAGGTGAAGGAGCAGGTGCAGAACGGCCAGACCCTTCTCAATATCTGCCAGCAGATGTCCCAGCAGCTCGACCAGATGGCCCTTATCATCCAGACCCTCACGGGCAAGGACATGGGCATCGGAGCGGCGCAGCCTACCGGCGGCGGCCAGCGAGGCCAGGCGGCAGGCCCAGCGCCCTCCAGCGAGAAGGACAGCCTTGCAAGCGGCATCATGGAGGCCCAGCATCCCATGACCGGCTACGGAGAGCGGCTGGCAAAGCGCAGCACCCCCAGCATGGGCAACGAATGACGGGAGGCGACGTGTTATGACCCAGGTTTATGCCGAACGGGACGGCCAGCGCTGCATCCTCTCTGCCCAGGGCCACGCCACCGGCAGCGTGGAGGCGTGCGCGGCGGTGTCCGGCATCCTTTACGCCCTGGCTGGATATGTGACCAACGCCATGCGGGAACGCTATGTGGAGGTCTACACCTGGCGGATGGAGAGCGGCGATGTGCAGCTCGACTTCGACGGGGACGACGGCACGGCGGCGGCCTTTGAGATGGCCGTCATCGGCCTTGCCCAGGTGGCCCAGGCCCACCCGGAGCAGGTCCAGGTGGAGTGCCGGGAAGAAAAATAAAAATTTTTTCCGAGTTCGGGGCGAAAAGCGGAAAAGCATTTGATACGCTTATACTGTCCTCCTGCTTCACACCATGCGGGGCGGCGGTCACGGTGGGGACCGGGCCGCTGCCCTGGTGAAGTCAGGGACCGATGCACGGGGGCGATACACCCGCGATGAAAAAGGAGGCAATCCTATGAACTTCAAGCATTTGCTGGACATCCGGCTGAACCTGTTCGACGGCGGCGGTGCCGCAGGCGGAGCAGGCGCAGGGGCGGCGGCCTCTGGCGACGGAGCACCCGGCACACAGGGCGAGACCCAGGCATCCCCCGCATCCACCCGGCGGGGAAAATCGGGCGAATACCAGAATGTCATCTTCGGGAAGCAGGCCAAACCGGCGGAGGCTGGCGAGGGCGGAGACCCGGAGGGACAGCAGCAGTCCTCCGACGCCGGGAGCGACAACAAACCGGACGCGAGCACCACGTCCAATACTCTGGAGGCCAAACGCAGGGCTTTCCAGGACCTTGTGAACGGTGAGTACAAGGACATCTACACCGAGGAGACCCAGCGCATCATCGACCGGCGCTTCCGGGAGACCAGAAACCTGGAGCAGCAGGTGGGCCAGTATCAGCCTGTCATTGATATGCTGATGCAGCGCTACCAGATCGGCGACGGCGACATGGGCAAGCTGTCCCAGGCCATCGAAAACGATGACGCATACTGGTCCGAGGCCGCCGAGGAGGCGGGGATGTCTGTTGAGCAGTACAAGCAGTTCCAGAAGCTCCAGCGGGAGAACGAGGCGCTTTTGCGCCAGCAGCGCCAGCGGCAGAACGACCAGCGGGCGCAGCAGCAGCTCCAGCAGTGGTACGGCGAGGCCGAACAGGTCAAGGGGCTGTACCCCAGCTTCGACCTCAACGCGGAGGTCAAAAACCCCCAGTTCCTCTCCATGCTCCGGGCGGGCGTTCCCGTCCAACACGCTTATGAAGTGGTCCACATGGACCAAATCAAGGCGGGCGTGGCCGCTATGCAGGCCAAGGCCACGGAGAAGCAGGTGGTGGACGGCATCCGCGCCAAGGGCGCAAGGCCCCAGGAAAACGGCACGACCTCCCAGGGTGCATTTATCGTGAAGGATGATGTTTCCAAGCTGTCCAAGAGGGACCGCGCGGAGATCATCCGCAGAGCTGCACGGGGAGAGCACATCGAGTTTTAAGCCTCTCCCCAGAAGGGAGATTTTAACATGAACACCATCCGCAAATTCATTCTGCTGCCCGTCGTGCTGAACCTGTTTGATGCAGTCATCAACAAGACGACCAGCGCAACCACCGGGAACAACCTTTCCGGCGAGATGAAAACCTTCTACTCCGACTATCTCATTGATATGGCGGAGCCGCTGCTGGTCCATGACCAGTTCGGACAGAAGCATCCCATCCCCAAGAATGGCGGTAAGACCATCGAGTTCCGCAAGTATGACCCCCTGCCCAAGGCCACCACGGCCCTGACCGAAGGCGTGACCCCCGAAGGTCAGAAGCTCAACATGGGCGTCATCACCGCGACTGTGGCGCAGTACGGCGGCTTCATCGAGCTGTCCGATATGCTGCTGCTTTCCGCCATCGACAACAACCTGGTGCAGGCCACCAAGCTGCTGGGCAGCCAGGCGGGCCGCACCCTGGACACCATCACCCGCGAGGTGCTGAACGGCGGCACCAACGTGCAGTACGCCGAGGGCCAGGTGGACAGCCGCGCCAACCTGTGCGGCGGCAGCACCACCGACAGCCAGAACCACTACCTGACCGTGGACGCCGTGCGCCGCGCTGTCCGTTACCTCAAGGTGATGAACGCGCCCAAGATCAACGGCTACTACGCGGGCATCATCCACCCGGATTGCTCCTACGACCTTATGAGTGACCCCAAGTGGGTGAACGTCAAGACCTACTCCGACCCCGACGGCATCTACGAGGGCGAGATCGGACGCATCGAGGGCGTCCGCTTCGTGGAGACCAGCGAGGCCAAGGTCTTTACCCACGCGGGCAAGGACTACGAGACCGGCACCACCGCCAGCGGCACCGTCACCCCCAATGCATCCGCCCGTGACGTGTACTCCACCCTCATTCTGGGTGCGGACGCCTACGGCGTGACCGAGATCACCGGCGGCGGTCTCCAGCACATCGTGAAGCAGCTCGGCTCTGCCGGTACTGCCGACCCCCTGGACCAGCGCGCCACCGCAGGCTGGAAAGCCACCAAGGTGGCCGAGCGCCTGGTGGAGGCGTACATGGTCCGTATCGAGACCTGCTCCACCTTCAACAGCTAATCACCGGGGCCGCCTGCTTTACGGCGGGCGGCCCCACATTCTGACCAACAGGAGGTATTTACACTATGGCTGCCAAGAAAGAAGCTGCTGCCAATGAGCAGCAGGCCACCACGCAGGCTACCCCCGCCGCCGAGGCGGAGGACATCATCGCCAAGGCCAAGGCGGAAGCTGCTGCCATTGTGGCAGAGGCCCAGGCCAAAGCCAAGGAGACCCTGGAGGCGGCAAAAGAGACCGCCCCCGCCGCGCCCAAGCCGAACGACCTTGTGCCCATCCGTCTGTTCAAGGACAACGACAAGTACAAGGATGACGTTTTTGTGGCCGTCAATGGCCGCAGCTTCCAGATCAAGCGCGGCGAGACCGTGCAGGTGCCCGCCTATGTGGCGGAGGTCCTGGAGCAGAGCATGGCCCAGGACAACGCCACCGCAAACCTCATTGAGCGCGAGAGCAGCGCCTACGCTGCCGAGGCCAAGGCCCGCAACATCTAACTGAACAGGCACACCGCGAGACCCTAAAAGCGGCTGCGACACGGCGCGGCGAGGTATGGAGGGACCGACCCTTCCGCCCCGCCGCGCCTTTTATCATACAGAAAGGAGGTAGACCCCCTATGGACAGGACCATCAATGTGACCGTGACCGGCGAATTTGTCCGCAAGGACAGCAAGAACGCGGGCGTGCAGGGCGAGGCCAATGTGACCGGCCTGCACATCGTTATGAGCGATGACTGGGAGGCGTTCTCCAAGCGCATCATCTGGCGCAACGCCCTGGGCGAAAGCCCCGTGGCGGTGCTGCTGTACAACAGCGTGGAGGACCTGGTGGCAAAGAAGGACCCGCTGACCTTCGACACGGCCATTCCGGCGGAGCCGCTGGCCCTGGAGGGCTGGTGCAGCTTTACCATTGAGGGATTCCGGGAGAGCAACCCCACCGCCGTTGCCATCACGGTGACGGACCATCTGCTGGTGAAGCCGAACGACGCCTACACCACGCCGAAAGAGCCTACGCCCACCCAGGCGCAGCAGCTCCAGACCCAGATCGACGGCATTGTACCCCAGGTGAGCACCCTGGTGGGAAACGCCATCGAGGCGCTGGAGCAGGCCGAGGAGGCCGTGAAGGTGTGGGAAGCCTATGACAGCGCAAAGACCTATCTGCCCCTCCAGAAGGTGAGCAGGCTGGGCAGCTCCTACATCTGCAAGGCAGCGTGCAAGGGCGTGGCCCCGGAGCTGGACGTGGCCGGAGGCGTGGAGGGTGCCCACTGGCTGCTTATCGCCTCCAAGGGCGACCAGGGAGAACAGGGCGCAGAGGGACCCCAGGGAAAGACCGGAAAGCAGGGCATCCAGGGCGAGCGCGGCCTGACCGGCGAGCGCGGCGTCCAGGGCATCCAAGGCATCCAGGGACCCCAGGGCGTTCAAGGCGCTGCTGGCCCGGTTGGACCCACGGGACCGGAAGGACCCCAGGGCGTGCAGGGGCCGCAAGGACCGCGCGGCATCGACGGCGTGGCCGTGCAGACGGCTGGCATGGTCAATTTCAGCGTGACCGACGAGGGGCATCTGCTGTGTACCTACACCGGCAACGAGGCCCCGGACTATTACATCAACGATGCAGGGCATCTATGCCTAAACATCTGACGGAAGGAGGAACCATCTATGCCTACCATTGATCTGGGCAAGGTTGTGGGTCCGCAGGGACCCCAGGGCGTGCAGGGCGCAAGAGGCCCGCAGGGCGCGACCGGCGCTCAAGGCCCGAAGGGAGAGCAGGGCATCCAGGGACCCCAGGGTGAGACCGGGGCCAAGGGCGCGACCGGCGCGACCGGCGCACAGGGACCCGCCGGTGCCGACGGCTCTACCCCTAACATCCAGGTGGGGACGACCACCACGCTGGCCGCCGGAAGTGCGGCCACGGTGAAGCGGCGGGCCGGAAGCCCGGACGCTGCCCCCATCTTCGACTTCGGCATCCCCAAGGGCGCGGACGCCGTAAACCCCGGCGACATGACCAAGGCGGTCTATGACCCCAAGGGCAAGGCCCAGGACATTTTTGCCTATGCAGACCAGAAAATGCCCAAGACGGGCGGAGCGTTCACCGGCGGCGTGTCCGGCGTGTCGCCCACCAGCGGCAGCACCAAGGGCTTCCGCAACATCTACTTCGGCAGCGGCGCTCCCGCCTCCAGCCTGGGGGCCAACGGCGACGTTTACATCAATATCGGATAAGAGGAGGACACGAACATGATTAAAGCAGGCAATCACACCGTCAGCGACAAGGGCTTCACGGTGGTGATGGAGAACATCGGCGGGGTCCCCCGCCAGGCCGTGGTGGCGGAGCTGCCCGGCGGCATCAGCGACGAGGCTCTGGCCGCGTTCTGTGCCGGTCCCATTGAGGTGCTGGCCGAGGACGGCAGCACCACGGCGACCTACACCGGCCCCTTCCGCGTGGTCTCCCACGGGCTGAAACTGACCCGCACCAGCGAGGACAGCGACGTTGCCGCCCTGACGGCCCAGGTGGCGGAGCTGGAGGCCAAGCTGTCCCACGAGAAGAGCGAGAAGGAAAGCGCCCAGAGCGCCCTTGCACGCCTCAACGAACAGCTTACCACCCTCAAGATGACCCTGGAGGCCAACAGCGCGGACAAGGCCGTGGTTGACGAAGCTCCCGGCGCGGGCAAGGCCGTGGTTGACAAAGCTTCCGTGGAGGCCATGGATGCGGCTGGCAGCGTGTAAGGACTGGGCGGAGGCTTCCTGTCTGATCTCCAACCTCCTGGCGGAGCTGGAGCAGCCCTGCCGGATATGCCGGGAGGACAGTCTGGTGCTGACCGGGCGCTCCCCTACCGGCGCGACCGTGACCATCCGGCTGGGACCGGACCTGGTGCTGGAGGCAGAGGGCTGCGACGAGCTGCTGGATGCAGCACGAAAGCGAGGGTGCCCCGATGGCTGACAGACAGACCGACGACTTCAAACTGGGCAACAAGGCGGCTGATATGTGGCTTTACACGGCAGACGCCTGCGCCAATGAGAAGGTCATCCCTAAGAAATACCGCTACACCACCGGAACGGCCCTGATGAACGGTGCAGAGGCCATCTGCTCGTGCATTGAGGGCGCAAACCTCATTGACCTGCGGGAGAGACCGGCGGAGCGGCTGGCGATGCAGCGGGAGGCCCTTTGTGCGTGCAAGAAGCTGGAGCGGAAGATACTGCGGATGGCAGAAAGCAAGCAATACCCCAGCGTGAGCGGCCAAAAGGCCGCGACCTGGAGCAAGGCGGTGATGACGGTGCGCTATATGTGCGCCGCCTGGTACGAGAAGGACCGGAGCCGCGCTGCCCAGGCGAGAGAGGATGTTCGGCGGCGATAGCTGCCTTTCATTGGGGTATAGCCTGTTCGCGCCGTCAACTGGGGCCTGCGCTCCCCGAACTCGAATGACAACAACGCGTACAACATCAACACCGACGGCACCGTGAACAACAACAACGTGTACAACGCCAACTTCGCGCCGCGTCCCGCTCTGATGGAATTACCGTGTACAAGTAGCCCTTGCGGCGAAAGCAGAGGCCCATCATCAAAGGAGGCTATATCCCGTCGTCCGTGGGCATGAACACGGGGGATAAACACATGGCACCGACGCTGCCAGGCTCGCTACCGGGGAAAGCCCCGGACACCTCCGGCGGAGGGAGATACTGGCTGCTATCAGCGATGCCGGACCTGCGCTCCACCATCCGAAAACCAAGCAAGGATGTGTGATATGACCTATCAGGAACTATGCTCCTTTGACACCCTATGGACGGCCTACCACCGGGCCAGACGGTGCAAGAGGGGCAAAAAGAGTACGGCACCCTTTGAGTACAGCGCAATCGAGGAGCTGCTGATACTCTCAAAATCACTTTTGCAAGGGACGCACCAGCCGGACCCGCTGGACGCGTTCTATATCTACGAACCCAAGAAGCGGCTTATCCAGGCCCCGACGTTCCGGGACAAGGTGGTGCAGCACGCGCTCACGGATTACATCGTCTACGACGAGCTGGCCCGGAGCTTCACGCTGAACACCTACGCGGCCCAGTACGGCAAGGGGACCCACTACGGGCTGGAGATGCTGAAACGGCACATGAGGACCTATTTCCTGCGGCGGAAGGGCGCGGACGAGGCGGCACGCAAGGCCGCCGGTCTGCCCCACCGGCCCATGGAGGAATGGGACTACGCCGAGGGCTGGGTCATCAAGGGCGACATCCGCCACTTCTTCCAGAGCATCGACCACCGGCGGCTCAAGGCCGCGCTGGAACCCCGGTTTCCCGACCCGGACATCCGGGCGCTGATGTGGCGATACATCGACGCCGTGGACGAGGGCCTGGCCCTGGGACACCAGACGAGCCACAT